AGGTCAGATTTACAGCGAAGACATGGTAGCCATACCAGAGCTTAAAGATACCGGGCTATGGATAGCTCTGATTGTAGCGTTCTTTATAGCGTTCTCATACATAAAAATAAAGAACGACTTATAGTCTTTCTTGGGGCAACTAGCCCACTCCTTTACAGATAACCGATAAACTATATCGGTTTATACATATGACTATCAAACAGAAGCAAGTATTAGAAGCATACCTGAAGACTGGTAGTTTCAGAGGGGCAGCCGAGTTCTTAGGCAAAAACAGAACTTATGTAAGAACAGTTATCAAACATTTAGAATCGAGTGGGGATGTGCCTTGGAGATCTAAAGCCCCAACACCAAACCACATCGACGTTACAAATGCTACTGTCCAATACAATGCTGAGGGCGAGGTAGTTCAAGAGTGGCGAAGGCAGTATCCATCTTTGGGTCTTTTGCAGGACGTTGTTGCCGGGCTATGCGATGAAGTAAAGGGCAAGGGTAAAGCACCTAAGAAAAGTAGCAGAAAGACCAAATCAGATATACTCTACGAAATAGATATATATGATGCTCATGTAGGTTTGTATGCAGATGAAAAAGAGACTCTAGATGAAAACTACGACTGTGACGTTGCAGCCACTAGGATGGTAGATGCTACACAGTCTTTGGCAGATCGTGCAGACAGTCCGGGCAAGTGCGTTCTGGTCTTTGGGGGAGACATGTTGCATATTGATAATCGGACTAACCAGACACCGGGTAGTGGGCATATTTTAGACGCAGATAGTCGGTATCATCGCATAGTAAATTATGTTATCTCAGCCTGCACAGAGTGCGTTAATATAGCGGCTACAATAGCCCCAGAACTTGAGATTGTAGTTCTTGAGGGTAATCACTCCAGTCACTCGGAACTGTGGCTTGGGCAGGTTCTTAAAGCCTATTATTCTAACTGCAAAAATATAACAGTCCAAACATGCCCTAGACCACGCAAGCATCTTATCTGGGGAAACAATCTGCTAGTGTGGGCGCACGGAGATCGAGTTCCTGCAGTAAAATGGCCGATGATCATAGCGGCTGAGTTTGCTAAAGAGTGGGGAATTACGAAATACAGACATTTGAAGTGCGGTCATGTGCATCATAAGAAGGCGATAGCACCAGTAGTAATAGATGAACAAAGTGGGTTGGTAGTAGAGTTCTTAGAAGCTCTCTGTGCTACCGATGCTTGGCACAGTAACTCTGGTTACATAGGATCTCAAAAGGGAGCTAGTGCGTTTGAGTATCACAAATTTGACGGACTGATCACAAGACACTACAAGACAGTATGAAAATTATAGCTCTAACTGGGCCAAAAAGAGTAGGTAAAACAACTGTAGCAAATGCTATAGCTAAGAACGTAGATCGGCAGGTAGAGATAATGTCATTTGCAGATCCCATGAGAGATATGCTCAGAGCTATGGGCGTTAGATCTGATTATTTATTAGATCAATCTATGAAAGAGACTCCGATCCCCGGCATAGGCAAGAGTGCAAGACAGTTGTTACAGACTCTTGGGACAGAATGGGGGCGAGGTATGGTAGCAGAAGATATTTGGCTATGGGCTATGGAAAAGAGTGTCCTCCAGGCTAAATACAATGGTGCGAAGATAATCGTAATAGATGATTGCAGATTTGATAATGAAGCTAAGTGGATAGACAAGATGGATGGCTCAGTGATCTTATTAAAACGTAAAGGATTTGAATATGGTATAGATAGCCATGCTAGCGAGCAACCGATTAACAAAAGCAATATAGATATGGTGTGCGATGCAACAGATGAATACAAAGCAGCCGAGGAGATCATTGAATTTGGAACATGACATACTAACATATAATTTGATGATGATGCAGGCTACCGAAGACGGATACGAAAAAGCCAAAGCAATACTGGGGGAGTTTTTCCCCAATTTTGCTATTGTAGTTCAGTATGAAGATGGGAGTGTATGGCATGAAGCCAACAATGCTTTAATAGAGAAAGCATTATACATCGAGGCCCTCGATATGCTCAAAGAGGAGAAAAGGGCAGAGGATACAGAGGTAGATATAGACTGGGAGGAGGAGGAAGACGAACCACCACCTTGGTCTCCAGAAGAGGATGATTAGTCTATAAGGTGTGAATAACTAGGCTTTTTAGATCATAAATGCCTATTTTTACTCATTTTATGCCTATAATACTGCACAACTGGACAGTATGCCATTGACTCTTACCCGGTTATTAGCCTTTTTTACAACGTCTGGGCAACCCTGCACAGACCTTAGAAACTAAAACATAACACGAATATGAATAGTCTTACACTCATATTAGCCCTCATAGCAGTTGAATCTAGTGGAGATGATATGGCTAGAGGAGATAACAACTTAGCATATGGAGCTTTGCAATTACACTCTGCTTATGTAGCAGATGCAGCTGAATATGCTAACAGGGATTGGAAGCACGAAGATGCTTTTGATCGTGAAACCGCTATAGATATATTCTTAGCTTACATGTCTAGATATGCTACAGAGGAGCGTCTAGGCAGACCAGTAACTATTGAAGATATAGCACGCATACATAATGGTGGCCCTAATGGATATAAGAAGGATGCCACATTAAAGTATTGGAAGAAGGTAAAACGTGAACTGATAAAACGTGGAGCAATAGCCTCACATAACCAAAACGCATAAAACATATGGAGACTGACCTTCTGGATATTCGCAACATGGACTGCATTAAGTTGATGAAGGAATATCCAGATGGTCACTTTGACCTAGCTATTATAGATCCGCCCTATGGGATTAGTGAGTGCGGAGATAGAAACTTTTCAAGAGGCAAACTAGCCGTATCAAAAAATTACAAAGCATTTCATGGTAATGATTCAGATTCGCCAGAGCCATATTTCTTTTATGAGCTAAGAAGAGTTTCTAAGAATCAAATCATATTTGGTGCAAATCATTTTATTGATAAAATACCAATACCTTCATCTTGTTGGATTGTTTGGGATAAAGACAATGGTGAATGTGATTTTGCAGATTGTGAACTGGCATGGACTAGCTTCAAAACTGCTGTTAGAAGATATAAATTTAGATGGGCAGGAATGTTGCAAGGCGACATGAAAAACAAAGAGCAAAGAATCCATCCAACACAAAAGCCAGTTAAATTATATGAGTGGATTTTATCTAATTATGCTGAAAAAGGGCAGACAATTTTAGACACACACCTTGGGTCTGGAAGCATTGCTATAGCATGTCACTACTTCGGTTGCCACCTAACCGCATCAGAGTTGGATGAATATTATTACGAACTGGCTTGTGAAAGAATAGCCAGAGAGACACAACAACAGACACTTTTCTAACGCTCATGAGAGCATAACTAAAACACGTAAAATATATGGCAGTATTACAAGCTAAAGCCGAATCCTCGTCCGGCTTTGATATAGACGAGTTAGCACCAAGTGGCGATTATGTCGCAACTTGTATTGATATAGCGGATGAGTTTTCCGTGCCTAGGAAGAAGTATCAATCTGAAGAGATGGAGAACATTGATGTGACTCGATTTCTCTTTGGCTTCAAAGGGCAAGACGGAAAACTCTATAAGGTTCAGACCTTTGAAATGAAGATTAGTGGATCTCCTAAATCTGCATTGTATAAGTTTCTGACCTCATGGCTTGGGAAAGCCCCAGACTATGGGTGGGATTATTGCACTCTTAAAGGACAAGGTGCAGTAATTTCTATAGAGCATGTGGTATCTCAGATGGGAACTACATATCCTAAGATAGCACGCATCACTCCTGCTAAAACAAGTCTAGCAGACTATACCAGTCAAGTGATTCCCTATCCACAGTTTGCACAACCGCAGACTTCGACTCCTAGCCCTGTAGTCCCTGCAGTCTCTGCGAGTCCAACACCAACTCCACCAACAGTAGCATCTGCTCCTGCTGCGTGGAATCCACAAGCAGATAGCGAAGCTGACTGCCCATTTTAACCTTAAAAGGGTAGCGTCTAAATGGCGTTACCCTTATTTTTTATATGGCTACAATAGAAAAGAAAAATGATCTAGTATCCTCGCATTGGTATACTAGAGACGGAACACCTGCTTATACTATTAAGAAAAGCAAGGGCGATGGAGAGAGGAATACTACTCTTCGTGATGCAAGGAAGTATAATTTACTACCATCTGTTACCACTTTGTTTGGCATCATGTCCAAACCGGGGTTGGATAGATGGAAACTCAGCAAGGCTATAGAGGCTACTCTAGAGACTCCAAGAGATGATGGAGAGCCAGATGATAGATACCATAGTAGGATCTTAGAAAGAAGTTTTGAAGAGACCAGTGAGGCTGCAGAACTTGGAACAAAAATACATGATGCAATAGATGCTTACTTCGATGGCGTAAAACCGCCAGAGGATCTAGCACAGTTTGTAGATCCTACAATAGAGTATCTTAAATCTCTAAGTCTGACTAACATCAGAAGAGAAAAAGTTGTAGTAAATCATTCTCAGGGTTATGCAGGGCGAGTAGATCTCATGGCAGATTTTGGCAATGCTAAAATAGTCATAGACTTCAAGACGAAGAAAACTAAGGCAGGTGTTAAGGTAGTCCCATTTGACTACCAAGCCACTCAGATTAGTGCCTATGCTATGGCAGCATTTGGGACTCTAGATAAATGTTGGGGTGCTAATTTATACATTTCAACTACAGAGCCTGGACGGATAGAGAAAGCCGTATATGACCAATCCACTTTAGAATCTGAATATGAGGTTCTAACTAACATTGCTTCCATCTGGAGGCATCTAAAGAAATACGATCCAAGATCATAATTATGCACACTAAAACTAAACTAATAAATAATCATACAATCATAAGTGCCGCAGAGCGAGTAACTGGTAAGCCTCAAAAAATTTTAAGAGGTAGATCTAGAGTGAACTCTATAGTGCTTATTCGTAACCTTTGTTACAAGATAGCAAAGGATCACTTATATCTAACTGATGCAGAGATAGCCAGATCTTTCAACAGAGACAGATCAGCCGTTACTTACGCTTTGAAACATATTGAGGCAAAGCTCAAAGAACGCCCTCAGTATTATAACACTCTCAAGGCCATAGAAGAGGAGTTAGGATTATGCTGAAAGAACCAGATAAGATAGGCAGTAGGGTCTCTGCTAAAATAACTAAGCTATCTACGGATAGAGAACTGTTAATCATCCAGAGGGATAAAACAGAGAAAAAGATTGCTCACATTGACCGACTACTTCGGGCCTTAAATCGTGTTTTAGATACTAAAATATAGAACTTACCAAAGCTATATTATATGTCTACACTACATGAAAATCACTCTAGATCCGTATCAAATTTTATTCGTTGGGCACACCAAAGAATTGAAAAAGAGATTCAGATCAATGAGGAATGTGAACGGCAGTTTGGTAGTGCAGAAGTCATCAAAGACACTCACAAACTGCATAACAGATTATCTGACTCAGAGAAGTTAGAGCTAGTATATGAAGTTAATAGATTATCGGAGATGTATCCTAACATAATAAAGCCAGAAATATGCTCTATGGCAGGATTGCATTATACGACCTTCTATAAGTGGAAAAAACAATTAACCAAGAAAGGATTATTATAAATGGCAGTAGCTACTAAGGGTATCTTCTCTCCAACATCGGAGCAAGTGTTACAGAACGGATTGAGTGCAATGACAAGAGCGTGTGACGCTCTAACGGCACGCAACTCAGAGTTAGAAGAAGAGGTAGAGTCTCTCGCTAACCAGTTGGCACGAAGCAAGGAGAAGTTGCTTGTAGAGACCTCTGAGAGAGAATGAGCAGATACATAGGAGTGGATTGTGGTCTTGATGGTGCTATAGCATCTATACAGAATAACAAAGTATTAGATATGTTTTCTATGCCTACCATCAAAGAAGGTAGGAAGAGATCTATAGACATCGAGACCCTTTCCGACTTCTTTAGTAGTCCATTCAAAAAAGACTTTGCTACAGTAATAGTAGAAGATCCCGGCGGTCATGCACCTAGTGCAGCAGGACTAAGATCAATGACTTATTCATATGCTATTATCAAAGCACTTCTAGTAGCTTTTAAGATACGCCATAGATCAGTCCGAGCTATCACATGGCAAAGACAATTTTTTACCAAGCCCAAAGGCATAAAGGGCAAGTTTGATACTAAGCTCTCTGCCCTCAAGGTAGCACAAGAATTATGGCCCCAACAAGATTGGAGGAGAACTCCAAGAAGTAAAAAGCCTTTTGATGGCTTTGTAGATGCCACACTTATTGCCGAATATGGGAGGAGATTAGATGGGTAGATTCATCACTTTTCTGTATGCGTATTTGCAGGTAACACTAATCTGTCTTAACACTTGGCAGGTTGCTAATAACAAACTGCTTGGCGCTATATGTGTAGGCTTTCTAATCTCTCTTATATGGTGCTTCAACACTCAGCGTGCTGCGGTATCTAATTTTTATGACAAGATAATCTATGCTAGTGGGGCTGCCTTTGGAACTGCCTCCGGATTACTTTTATCAAACTTACTTTACTGATTCTTAATGAAGAACTCAAAACTAATTGAAGAACTGAAAAAATTGAACGACAAAATACTATGGCAGAAAGACAAGGCACGACAAACAACTATGGATCTAGAACTATCAGCATCGTCGAACAAGCACGAAGCACCACCACCAAAGATTTCCAACTTGAAAAAGTCATCGAATGGATCAGAACCGGAAGCGGAAGATTTGCCAAAAACATAACCGCAGTTAGAGAAGCAACAGAGGGTGGAGATCTAGATCGTGCGTCTGAACTCAAAAGAAACCTTCCTGCAGTTATGTTTAGTGGCAAGTTTGCCAAGAGATCTAGCAAAGATATTACAGAACACTCTGGGCTTATCTGCATGGATGTAGACAAGATTGAAGCCCCATCTACTAAGGTAGATGAAATGAGATTTGATCCCCATATAGTTGCAGCCTTTGTTTCTCCAAGTGGCAATGGGTTGAAAGCTATAATAGCGATACCTAAGAGCGTAGAGAGGCATACAGAGGCATTTATGTCTGCCAAAAGCTATCTGTCTACTTATGGGCTGACCGCAGATGAAAGTGGCAAGGATGTTAGCAGACTTTGCTTTCTAAGCCATGATAGCCAGATTCATTATGCTCCAGATGCCGTCGAATTGCCAGTATATGTAGCAGAACATACTACACAAGTTTACGAGAAGAAGTCGCCACTTGGAGACAGAATTGGAGATAGGTATGAGCAGTCTCCTAACATAAGGGAAAGGTCTGTATCTATATTGCAGAAGTTAGGATGGCAGATCCAAAGGGGCGATGCAAATAGAACCTACTGCACACGCCCCGGCAAGAGCAGGGGGGTATCTGGGGAACTAAGAACAGACGGCTCTTTCTATTGCTATACAGATGGGGCTTCTCCTTTAGAACCACTTAGAAACTACTCAGCGTTTGCGTTGTATGCTACTGCAGAACATAGAGGCGATTATAAAGATGCAGCCAAGTCCCTAGCCGAAGAGTTTGGACAGAATAATGATCATATAAATGGGCGTGATTATTATAACAAGAATGATTCTATACAAGCTATACAAGGGGCAGAACTTACTTCAAAACAAAAGACTTCCATTGGATTAAGCAACTGGGAGAGAGGATCTGAATGTCCCAAAGATCTAGACAAACAAGTGGCAATGAGGTTTCCAGTCTTGGT